ATTTTATTGATCAGTTGCTTGATGTATGGAAACAACAATATATGAAGTCCAGAGGTATTGAGTATGTGGTTACAAATAAGGGCAAGGAGAGAGCGGCATTAGGAGATATTTTGAATGAAGCAAAACGTAGAAATCCAAATCAAACAACAGAGGAAACCATACAATACTTTGAAGGATTTTTTAAAGCCTGTTTAAGCATACAAGAGAATTGGTTGTTTAAAAAGATGTCACCCTCAATTATATTAAGCCAGTTTAATGAAATCAATACAATTCTTTCAAATGGAAAAGCCCAACAGTTTAACACCGCGCAACAATTTTCTGATATCGATTACACAATATTTAACAAAAAGTGACATCGAGTTGTTTCAATTTGTTTCAGATGTTACAATCGCTTCGGCGGTTCGTGATGGCAGGTCATTCAACCAGCTTATAAATAAAGATAATGTGGAGCCGGGAACAATTGTAGCTATTGTTTCATCAATTATTAACCGCCTGATCAATTCGTCTTACAATCTACCAGTGAAGTTGACGCCGTTTATAACTGCCGTAATGGCGAAGAACCTACTCGATTACCCAGAAATGTCAATCGAAGATTCATGTGTTATCATAAAAAAAGGCGTTTTTGGGGAGTTTGGAAAGACATACAATAAGTTCGACCTTGACACATGGAGCGAGTGGATCGATAAGTATTTGGATCAACGAATTGATGAAGTTGATCGACAATACCGCCAAAATAAAGAAACCGCCGGAACACCGAACCGGGATTCAAGGGTACTGGAAATGACCAGTAAAATGTTAAGCAAATCAAATAAACCACCAGACGAACGAATGTTTGAAAATAAATAACAATGCTTGAGCTGAACAAATTATATAACATTGATTGCATGATCGGTATGCGGGATTTTCCAGATAAATACTTCGATCTTTGCATTTGTGATCCGCCGTATGGGATAGGGGAGGATGGCGGTAAGTGTAGAACAAGGAAAAGTAAAAGAACAAATGGAATCGCAAAAACATGGGATAGTAACCCTCCAACAAAAAAATATTTTGATGAAATAATACGAGTTTCAATAAATCAAATCGTCTTTGGTGGGGCTTATTTTACAGACAAACTTCCAGTAAATAGAGCCTGGATATATTGGCAAAAAAATATGGGCGGTGATTTTGCGGATGGCGAACTTGCTTGGACAAGTTTTGATAGGGTATTAAGACAATATCATGGGCGTTCCGAAACATTCAACAGAATCCACCCAACCCAAAAGCCTATAAAACTCTACAAATGGCTTCTCCAAAACTACGCAAAGCCGGGAGATAAAATACTTGACACCCATGCCGGGAGTTGTTCATCGGTAATTGCCTGTATTGATGGTGAATTCGACTGGATAGCGTTTGAGCTGGATGAGGATTATTACAAGGCAGCACTTCAGCGAATTAACAACCATGTGAAACAAGCCGATCTTTTTAACGAAAACAAAGTAAATAACATACAAACCTCAATATTTTAGAAATGGAAACAACATCACAGAACCGCACCGTTCTCCGGCATTTGTCAAACGGAAACAGCCTGACCCATCGGCAAGCGTCACAACTTTACGGCGTTGATCGTTTGTCGGCTCGAATCTTTGACCTGAGAAACGGCAAAGACGGAAACCCCGTGACCGGGATCAAGACCACGATCATCGATAACGGGCGCAAACGCTTTGCACAGTATTCAATCACTAACACAGAAACGAAATGAGCCAGATAATAACGGTTAAAATCAACGTCGATCTAATCGACAAAGAACGCATCTTTGAAGGTAAAAAAGGGCGGTATCTTGACTTGGTAATGATCCCAACGCCTGAATCCCAGTACGGAGATTTCCTTGTGAAGCAATCGGGCGACAGGGATGAAAAAATGCCGATCCTCGGAAACGGGAAATATCTGAAGCCGAAAAACGAAGCGGTGCAGAATGATGAACCAGAATCAGACTTACCCTTTTAGCCATGAAGCATCCGGAAGATGACCTATTAATGGCGGCGGTGTACTGGTTTGAATTACAGTATCCGCTACTGAAACACAAACTACACCATTCGCCAAACGAAGGCCAAAGGTCAATGAAGCGTAACTCCAACGGCGTATATTATTCACCAGAAGCCAGTAGATTAAAAAAGAAAGGCACAAAAGCGGGTTTTCCTGATCTCGAATTATTGCATCCTGCAAAAGGTTTTCACGGATTATTTGCAGAAGCGAAAGCTGGTAAGGGAAAGCTAAAACAAGAACAGGCCGACTGGTTGCAACAACTTTCAGAGGATAATTATTTTACGTTTGTCTTTCGTTCACTTGATGAGTTCATTAAAATCGTAACGAATTATCTAAGATAATGGAACTTAATAAAATATACTGCGAAAACTGTTTAGATACCATGTCGAGGATGCCGGATGGGTTTATTGACTTAACGGTAACATCTCCGCCATACGATAATTTGAGGGATTACAAAGGTTATTCGTTTCCATTTCAAGACATTGCAAAAGAACTTTTTAGAGTAACAAAACAAGGTGGTGTGGTTGTGTGGGTGGTTGGAGATGCAATGATAAACAGGAGTGAAACGGGAACTTCATTTAAACAAGCATTGTATTTTATGGAGTGTGGGTTTAAGCTGCATGATACGATGATTTATGAAAAGAACGGGTGTGCTATGCCTACTAATGTAAGATACTTAGCATCATTTGAATATATGTTTGTTTTTAGCAAAGAAACTCCAATATCATTTAATCCAATTATTGACAGAAAAAACAGATTTACTGAAAGATGGGGAAAGGGAAGGGTTGTTCGTAAACAAGACGGCACGCTATCGCCTAGAGGTAATTATAAAGCAAACGAATACGGAATGAGGTTTAATGTTTGGAGATATAATAATGGGTTTGGTTATGGGTCGAAAGATGAAATCACATTTCAACACCCAGCCACATTTCCAGAACAACTTGCAGCAGACCACATCTATTCATGGAGCAACGAAGGTGATTTAATTTACGATCCTTTCATGGGAAGTGGAACAACTGCTAAAATGGCACATATTTTAAAACGCAACTGGATCGGTAGTGAGATAAGTAAGGAATATGTTGATCTGGCAAACAAGAGAATTGATCCTTATTTGAAACAAACCACACTCTTTTAAATAAAACAAGATGACCGACCTCGAAACCTTCTGCAAGCTGGAAATAGCAGCAGCCCGGAGAATCGAACGGGCAACGAAAAAAGAACCTTCGTTTAATATGGAAGCTTCGCATAAGCGTGCCTATGCCTACGGAGTGATCGGAGCCATGTCAAAAGTATTAATTCAAATCAAACAAATCCAAAAAGATGAAAGATCACGAACTCCGCGCCTATAAAGACGCCGTTGAAATAAAAAGAAAAAACAAACGGGTTGCCGTTATTAAAAGTGGAACGCAAAAAGGTACTTATGTTATATGTATCAAAGATTTAAAAGACGATAACCCGTGTGTTGTAAATCATTTTCGAGGATTGAGAGAGATAAATATTTTCATCTCAGAAGAATCTATCGAAGACATTATAAGGGCTTATATGGGATTGAAACACGTCACTCAAATAAGAACAGAAACCAAATAGCCATGCCAAAAAAGAAACCACAACTATCAAAACAGGCGATCGGTGGGATCTCATTCTCACCATACTGTGAATTTACGATGAAGCTTCGGGGCTTCGACATTATAGAACGAGCGACAGATCGAAAGCTGATGAAGGTTGCTGTCTGGGACCGACACAAAAACAGCGCACGAATGACTGACAGGATTAAAAAGCGTTTGGCTCCTGGGTATCTGTTTGTCCCTCACGACAGGATGAAACGTAAAACAGTGAAGACATGAAAGAGATCAACGAAGTCATGAGCACCAATAACGAATACTCAGACCGACGGTTATACCTTCAGATCAAATCATTCATCCAACGGGTGTATCATTATCGAAATAAGCGGTCTTTTAACTCCTTATTGTTAAGTGATGAAGCTATTGAGGCGGCCATTGAATTGGAATACAAAATACCGATCAATAAACTCAGGACAAAATGCAGGTTAAGGAAACTGGTCGAGCCCAGGCAGGTCTGGGCAACAATGTTATACATGAATGGCGGGATGACACTGAACGAGATCGGAATAATGATTGGCAACTTTGATCATGCAACGGTGTTATATTGCATCCGGCAGGTTAAGGCGATGTACCAGACCGACAGGGCGTATCAAAAACGACTGAATAGGATACTGAATGAGTTGGATTTTTCACCTGATCAAATGAATTTTTAACATTTTTTAACATTGTTTATTCAATATATTTATTATATTTGATAATTAAAAGGAACCGAAATGAGCGCAAAAGAATTTTTTACACAAAGGAATGGAGGGAAAGACCCAGATACATCAACAAATCACGGGGAGTTAATAACTCCAATCCATGCAGTAGAATTAATGGAAGAATACGCACAATCCAAACTCCAGCCCCTCACCCCGAAAGCTATCAGGGAGGAAGCGTTTAAAAGACACGCATTTGACTTTCTAAAAGGAATTGGAACAAATGACCATGACACATTCATCGAAGGAGCAATCTTTGCCAGCACTCCGAGATTTAAAGAGATTGAGTGGAAGGAAGAAGATGCCTTTTATAAAGGTGAGTGTATTGGCGGATATGACGAGGTTCTAACTATTGAGGATAAAGTAATGTACTACCTAAATATCCCGTCATTGACTATTGGCATTAAATCATATAAAGGAAAAGTATCTTTATATGAAACAATCGAACAAGCTAAGTCAGCAGTTGAAGCCAGTTGGAATGAGTTTTTAACGAAGATAACAAACTGAAAGGAGAGATATGAAAACAAAACTATACTTCGGATTGGATGATGATGAATTTTGTTATCCAAAACAGCATTTTCTTGAAGAAATGGATATAGATGATTTGACAGGATTGGAAGTTTATGAGGCAGAGCGTGAAGGAATGTCTGATTTCTTCTGGTGCAAAGAGCATTCTTTTTGTGCTGAAAGAGGTATGGCTGATTGTGGCAGGGAATGCAACGAATACGAACCACGTAACGGAAAGTCAGGATGCTGTAAACACCATACTAATCAAGTTTATGGATATGGTAAAAAAGTAATAATTAAGAAAGGAGATACCAAATGAACGAATACGATGTAAAAAGGCTTGCATTAGTGTTAGCCGTACAAGCAGAGATCGAAGGAATGAAAGCTGAAAATCAAACCGCAAATGCAAATGGACGACCATCTGTATATCACATAGGCTCATTCGATCAAAAAGCTGAAGAACTGCGTATTTTAGCTTATAAACACAATGATGAACTTTAAAAAAGGAGACCACAATGAAACTTGAAAAGATGTCAAATGAGGAGTTGCTATATCATTTTAGAATGAAATATGATATGCATACAAACGGTGAATTAAGTGGTGATACCAAAGCCATAAAAGCCGAACTCCTGAATAAGATGAACAACCCGCTTGAGTACAAGAATTGTGGGAATTGTGGATGGGCGAATGAGGGTAGAGGTGTATGTGGAAATCCAATATCAGACACTTTTGACGAATTTATTTACGATTCAACCCTCTGCAAAGAATGGAAAAAGAAAGAGAAATGAGTAAATTAATACAATATCAAATACCTGCTATATTAGAAAGCATCTATGAGTCAGAAATTCCATGTAGACTTGAATGGAGATTTGATGGTGGATTTATATGGAGTATTCAGAATAATGACTATCCTCGATTATGGAAAGATGAACAATCTGAACAAACTGTAATGTGCGAAACAACCGAGAATATGTTATTACGAAACAATCCATTATTAGAAAAAGATTGGATTGCGAGAGGAGGATCGTATTCTTTTATGGAGACTGTGGAGCAATTAGCAGATGAGGTATGTAAATTATTTCCTCAATCTAAATTTGCAAAATGGTATAAACTATAAAACCAAAGACAATGGAAACACTGATTGAGAAGTTAAAAGATAAAACGGCATTCTGTGATCATCATGGAATAAAGGATGATAAAGAAACAGTTGTTATCCTTACTCCCAACGATATAAAATCTCTCCTGTCAATGGCAGATGAGAATAAGCGACTTCGGGAGGCACTTGAAGATGCCGTAATGGTAGAAGAATCAACCCGAAAAATGATGGAAGATGTCGGATTGCAAACCGGATTGGGAGATACAAATATTCCAAGACTTCCATGGGTAATTAAAGCTATTGAAGCACTAAAACCAGCGAAATGAAAACAAACAAATTTAGAGCATGGGATGGAGAACGGATGATCTACATCGCAGATAAAAGAAATGACACCAGCATCATCTTCAACGAATGGGGATGGGAAGTAGTGGATCATTTAAAAGGAAGTATGGAAAGTCTTATACGATCATGGGAGAATAGGGGCGCTGAACTTATGCAATTCGCTGGATTACTTGACAAAAACGGCAAAGAGATTTATGAGGGGGATATTCTGACATATCCAAACCCAGAATGTGTTGGAGTGGTAATGTTTGGCGAATATAAGTTTGGCCGATATGATACTTACCAAAAAGGATGCGGATTTTATCTCGAATCAGATAATAAAAGTGCTCAGGGAAGTATTGGAAATACTATTGAAATAATTGGTAACATTCACGAAATAGAAGAAAAGGAGAAGCCATGACACCTGAACCAATTAATGTACATCTCTCATTTGCCAACATAGAGTATAATTGCCCTTATTGCGGATGGAAAGGATCAGACAAAGATGACAAACTATTGAATCTCTGCAACAAGAATAAATCTGGTTATACGAAAGTAATATGTCCTGAGTGTGGTTCACGTCACGGATTCACATACAATTACAAATGTGATGCAGTAGCGTTTAAACTTGAGAAGCCATGAAATCACTGAAAGAAATATCAAATGAGGAGTTGCTGGAAGAACTTGCCAACCAGATATCTAATTATCTCTGGAAGAAACCAGATGCAATTGAAGAGGCTGAAGCCGAAGTCCTTGAAAGGATGAAACCCCCTGACTGGACTAAGCTGAAAGAACAATTTAAAGAATGGTTCGGCGATAATCCACAGCATGCAACATACCACCAAGTATTCTATTTTCTAACTAACCAAAAGGAATAAATAGATGAAAATAACCAGCTCATACAGTATCACCCGCACCGTTAGCAGTGATAGCCTAACGGGTGTTAATCAGGTAGAGGTATTCCAGCGTGTTACCCATTGGCGACCCTGAACGGCTGGTTTTTAAACAAACAAAACTATGAAACAATTTGACATTCATCAAGAGGCAGTCAAGTACGCCCGTACTCACATCGTACCGGAAGACGAGTCGGAAGAATGCGAAACTATCGACCTGGTTAAACACCTGGAGTTATTCGCCACTCAGATGATCGAACGTAGCCGGGCGAAGGCAGTACATAAAGTAAACTTCGACGATTCATTCAACTTCAAGTAATGGAACTGCACTTCGTTGCCGTTGGGGTTAAAATATTCATCGTTATCGTGATGCAGCTAACCGAAGTTGGCGATTACGAAGCACAAAATTTCAAACTTAAATAAATGTTTAATCGAAGCACAATAGTTCATTTCAGCACTACACCGCCAATTTTGGTTAGGTGCTGTTATAAGCCGTTTTTTTAGGCGGATAAATTTTAACTAACAACAAAATAAAAAAAATATGATTTACAGAGACCATTTTCAAAACTACAAACGCTATACAATTCCAAAAGCACAATTGATTATAGCTGATATTCCTTATAACTTAGGAAATAATGCCTATGCTTCAAATCCAGCTTGGTATAAAGACGGAGACAATAGCAATGGAGAAAGTGCTTTGGCTGGTAAAAGTTTTTTTGATACCGATGAGGATTTTCGCACTGCTGAGTTTATGCACTTTTGCTCAACTATGCTAAAACATGAAAGCAAACCTAAAAAAGTTGAAGGAGAAGCAAGGCAAAAAGGTGATGCACCTTGTATGATTATCTTTTGTGCGTTTGACCAACAAATGTATTTGATTGAACTTGCTAAAAGATACGGATTGAATAATTATATAAACTTAGTTTTTCGTAAAAACTTTTCTGCTCAAGTGTTAAAAGCAAATATGAAAGTTGTGGGAAATTGCGAATATGGTTTGATTTTGTACCGTGATAGATTGCCAAAATTCAGAAATAATGGAAAAATGATTTTTAATTGTATGGATTGGCTGAGAGATGAAGAAAACAAAAAGATACACCCAACCCAAAAACCTATTGAATTACTTAAAAGATTAATTGAAATATTTACAGATGAAGGAGATGTAGTAATTGACCCTTGTGCAGGAAGTGGAAGCACAATTGTCGCCGCTGAAAGATTGAATAGAAAAGGGTTTGGATTTGAGATTAAGAAAGATTTTTGGACTAAAGCAAACCAATGGATTGAAGAAGAAAAACAAATAAAAAAGGATATTCAAGAGTTTGGATTTGCTAAAAGTCAGATGGAAAAAGGCGCACCTACGCTGTGGTCTTAAAATGGCTTATAACGTTTGGATAATGGGAGCGTTAATAAGTGATTCAGATGAAATGAGAATCTGGAAAAATACAATAGGGAAATTAAAAAACTAAACAAATGATAGGCAGTGGAATGTATGCAGGCAAAATATATTTAAACATAATCTTAAAGGAATTAACAATGATTGATCAACGTAAATATTTCTACAAAGAGGTTTTAATGCCTACACTTGAAGCCAGTAAGCGAACGCTCGACATCTTTGATCTGGTCGGGAGGGAAGGTAAGTTAGAGCCGAAATTTAAAACAGCAAGTGCAATACATTCAGAACTGACACAACTTGTCATTGATTACGATAAATTAACCTTAATAGAAGCAAATGAAAGATTTAAAGACATCATCAGAAGAAACGCTCCTGCCAAACATTCGTTATATCGTACAGTTATCAATGCCTGGAGGAAAGCGTTTTCTGGACGAGTGGGTCGTGCTGGAAAAAACTCCGACAGCGACAAAAGTTAAAGGTCTGGAAGCTGGAATACATTGGTACGATAATTACTGGATTGAACAAACGGCAAAAGTCACATTCCGTATCCCGTTTGCTAAAGTCAACCTGAGAATGAGGATTAAGTTTTGGATAATGGAGCATTTATGAAAAACCCCTTTGACCACTTTGACCGGATCTTTTTAATCAATCTCCCCGAACGCACCGACCGCCTAATGGAGTCGCTGGCCGAATGCGCAAAGGTTGGCATTCAGAACCGCGTTGAGGTAGTGGAAGGGATTAAGAAAGGAACCATCGGACTCACCGCTACCGTTTACAACATCCTAAGCAGTATCGATCAATATGAAACGGTACTGATCCTCGAAGATGACATAAAATGGGTTAACAATCCGCTCCCCTCATTGAGAATCGCAATGGAACAAATATGCTGGGAAGATTGGGATATGTTGTACCTCGGAGCTTTGACAAAGCAACGCCTCAAACTACGTTACCCGAACTGGTATCGCCTGACATATGGGTATTGTTGTCACGCCGTTGTGTATAACGCAAGAGTGATCCCGGCGGTGTTAACATTGTTACGATCTTATCTCAATAAGACCGCCGTAATAGATCGACTGTATGCTGAATACCTACAACCCAATCATTCGTGCTACCTGATCTCGCCAATGATAGCAGACCAGCGACCCTCATTCTCAAACCTCGAAAACAAGTATGCAGATTACAACCTATTGAAACACTTTGAACAAATGCAGAGTTACAGTAAATCGAGATAAAATGAAAAACAGAATTATGATTATTGCTTTTATGCTGGCTGGATTAGTAGCTATGGCACAAACACCCGACACAACTACTTACGAATATTGCGAAGTAGTAGCGATAACAAAAAACCTTTCAGATATTGGTAAGGTGGGTGATGTAAATGTATTTTTAGACTTTGGTGGTCCGTTTCAATTCTCACCAGAAAACCCATTAAAAGACGACAAAGAAAAGGACTTGATTTTCGGCTCCCAGGTTGACTGCCTGAATTACCTTGCTATAAAAGGATGGAAGGTAGGCCAAACTGCAATGTACCTTCAGTTGGGTTCGTTAGTGCAACGAAGTCTTACGAGATATACCCTATCCAGGCCAAAATACAGATAATGTATTGTAAATTGACAAATGACTGATTTTTAATTATCTTTGTACTATGCTGATAATACCAACCGTACTTGAAAACCTGACCAGTCGAAAGGATGGTACGTGGAAAATTACACTTGGATCGAATGAATTATTACCCGATCAAGTAAAGGAACTTGCAGCCGCTTTGAATAAGTTTATTTTCACCGCAATCAAAGTTGATGAATTCCGCTCAGAGGAAAAGGACACGCTGGATCAGCTCGAATCTGGCTTTGAGGAAACAGGTAAAACACAATCACAACGAATCCGGGCGGTATTATTCCTGCTTTGGAAACAGGATAATAAAGGGTTCACTGAATTTGATACTTATTACAAACATTCGACAGAGTTGTATATAAATCACTTGAAAACAAAGATAGACCCGTAAGTGTAAAGAAACGTTACAACTAATGTGTAAAGAAACCTTACACTTATTTACTGGTAATATACTGGGAAATGGCATACAAGAAACCACCGAAAGAAACTCAATTTAAAAAAGGATACGATCCACGTCGGTCAACAAAGGGAAAGCAGAAAGTTCCTATCGATGTTGCACTAGATCAGGTTGACCCGATTACATTAATCAAGGCAATCAATAAGTTTGCCAACAAAGGTAATATGAAAGCTGCTGAAATGTTACTCGAGCGCATCTACGGAAAGGTAAATCAGTTGGTTGATCTCACCGTTACCGAGCAGCCTTTTTTCGATATGACAAAAAACATCAAGGAGAAGGATGTTCCAACCGACGACAGCACTTCATAAGATTTGTGAGCTATCAAAAAAGAAACGCATCATTCCCGGCGGCACTTCCGCAGGTAAGACCATAGCTATACTGATATGGTTGATTACATACGCTACAACGTACCCAAACAAAGAGATCAGCGTAATCAGCGAGACCATACCTCATCTTCGCCGTGGGGCTTTAAAAGACTTCCTAAAGATTATGCAGACCAGCGGCCGCTTCCGTGTGGATGGTTACAACAAGTCGCTTCTCAAATACACATTCTCAAATAACAGTTATATTGAATTCTTCTCTGCCGATCAAGAGACCAGGCTAACAGGTGCCCGGCGGGATGTGATGTTCATCAACGAAGCGAATAACGTATCATGGGAGGCTTATCATGCCCTGGCAATCCGGACCAACGAAATCATATTCATTGACTTTAATCCAACGTGCGAGTTCTGGGTGCATACCGAATTGATGAATGATCCGGATAGTGAGACGTTGATATTAACTTACATTGACAACGAATCACTGAACGAATCAATTAAGTACGATATTGAGACAGCACGAGAGAAGGCAAAAGACTCGCCATACTGGGAAAACTGGTGGCGAGTGTATGGATTAGGTCAGATCGGAGTAACAGAAGGCCTGATATATCGCAACTGGGCGCAAATAGACGACTCGCAGTTCCCTTTCACCTCGGAGCAGTACTTTGCTATCGACTGGGGATTTACAAACTCCCCTACGGTCTTAATCCGGGTTGCCTTCATTCGGGACGAAATCTATGTGCATGAGGAAATCTACGAAACAGGACTGAGTAACGCCGAACTGATAGGCCGTATTCGTGCCAAACAGATCACACGACAGTTTATTGTTGCCGACTCAGAAGACCCAAAGTCAATCAGCGAGTTAGCCGCGGCCGGGTTAAATGTGACAGGATCGGTAAAGTTCCCGGGATATGTGAACAAGGCTATCGAGTTGCTCCAACAACGTAAGATACTGGTAACGAAGTCATCGACAAACGTGATTAAGGAACTCCGGCAATACCAGTGGATGTACGACAAGAAGTTGAATAAGTATATCAATACGCCGGTCAAGGAGTGGGATCACGGGATGGATTGCCTTAAAGATTTGAACTTTATTGTATCACAGCCACAACGTAAGATCAAACAGTGGAATTAATGCGATTTGTAATACTATTCATTGCACTTCCTTTCATCCTTACTTTTCTTTTGGTGTGGTGGGCCGGGATAATCGTATGCACGTTGGTAATCTTTTTATTAATCCCCTTTACTAAGTTTCGGTTTTTTGCAATCCATCCTATATTAAACACCTTTATTCTTTAATCCATCATCATTCAATTCATTATAAATAAGATATGTTCATCATATCTTTATCATATGTTGTACATATGGAAAATGAAAATGAAAATGAAAATGAAGATAGAAATAGAAGATGAAAATAAAACTGTAAAATAAAGAAAAAAGAAGTCGGCTAAATCATTGTAAGTAGTTAACAGATAATGAAATAAAAAAAATGTGTTGACAAAATTTCAATCTATATTTATTTTTGTTTTAAAGTAATTGATTGAATCATTCACTCTAAAACAAAAATAGTATGTCATTAACTTGTACTTGCCCGGTAGCCACCGCAATAGGAGACATCGGAGCCTTAACTTGCCCTGAGAACGTTGGACAGATCCAACGTCTTGTATTCTGGAGAGGGGGAAACAGTTTTGCCACTGTCGCTGCCTTGATTGTTGAAGCCAGCTGGACCACGCTGTTATCCGCTGCTGACTCCACCCACGCAGTAATCACCCCACTGATTGACAACCCCGTCGTTGAGCCCGGAGCTGTGATGGCAATCGGAAGTGGTAATGAAGTCCGTAACGGCATCCCGAAGATCGTTGGCAACGAACCAACTTCCTTCACCTTCACAATGCGTAACTATTCGGCCTCAATCATCAGAGCTATCAAAGAGCTGATGTGTGAGCCGTCACTGGAAGTTATCTTCGTTCAGGAAGATTCAAAGTTTGTTCACCGCCTGGATGGACTGCTCGTAAAAGGATTTATTGTTAATTCTTTGAGAGTATCAGACAAAAAGATCGGCGGATTTAATGCTTTAGATGAGCATACATTGGAGTTTAAACTTGCCGAAAACTGGAGCGATTACCTTACAATCACAGACCCAACCGCAAACTTTGACCCATTAACAGACTGGTAAGATGACAAAGGAACTTAAAATGACAAGTTCATCCGGTCTGAAACAGTCCTTTGCATTGGCCCATATTCAACGGATACTTGTCTATCAAAAATTACATCCAGGCATCAAAGACGTTTGGAGTATTGAAAGTGACGAATACATTTTTGACGACACGAAAGATGAACTTATCCGAAAGCCAAATAAAGCAACTATTAAAGAAACCAAGCCACGCGAGGGAACTGTTAGCAAGTAGGTTGCATCATCAACGGCTCGCTTTCCATTCGGATATTGTTCTTCGACGGGAGCACGCTTCAAGGTACTACTCTGAAATAATGAGCTGGATTGCGGAGTTACTGCCTGCCGACAAAAAGAACCGTATTGAGCACCTGATGACATTCCCGCTGAGTACTAACGAGTTGATGAAGGACATCTTTATGGGGTTGGAGCGCGTCTGGTATGCAAAGAACTTCATTCAGCAGTACACCTTCGCCTCGGATGAATACGAGCACGATTTTCTGGCTTATCTCAAACAGATCAAGAGCGATCATATGTGGAGGGTTGAGGCATGGTCATCAATGAAAACAGCTATCGATTCAGTGGTTATCATTGACCTGCCTGCCGTACAGAACGGGTTGCGGCCGGAGCCGTACTTCTACTTCATCTCACCGCACGAGATCCTTGACATGGGAGTGGATGGGCGTAACGATATGCAGTACATCATCTTTGAGCATGATAATGAGGATGGTGTGAACGAGCTAATCGTTTACGACAGTGAACAAATGCGAAAGTATGCTTATGACAAAAAGCAGATCGGGGCGTTGATTGCCAAAGTGCCTCACGACTTAGGTTACTGCCCTGCACGTATGTTCTGGAGCGACAAACTTCAAGACGAGAACTATATCAATAAGCGCAGCCCGGTAACGGACTCACTGGGTGATCTTGACTGGTTACTGTTTTTTAAGACATCGAAGAAGTACCTTGACCTCCATGCGCCATATCCCATTTACATCACTTACGAGATCGAATCAGAGAAAGAGAGGGAAGATAAGCCGACGTGGTGGGAAGGACAAGAGCAGACAAAGAAACATACCGGACAAGGATTTATGGGTCCAGGGTCGTTCTCAACGGTGCCAGTGCCACGCACAGGTGAACCCGATTTGATGGGTAACCCCATTCAGGTGGTAGGTGCCGAGGTGGAGGCTTGTCAATACAGTGCCGAAGAGGTGGACCGATTGGCTAATGACATATATCGCAGTTGTGTAGGATCGGATGGGGATCTGTTACGCAAAGAAGCGGTAAATGAAAAGCAGGTCGATGCTTCGTTCAAGAGCCGCGAAGAAGTGCTAATCAACATAGCGCGTAACTTTGCCGAGATCATGCTATGGACCAACGAAACATTAGCCCGACTGCGTTACGGGGTGTTCTTTATTGACGGTATGGTTGAGTTCGGAGAGGACTTCTACCTGCAAACAGAACAGGAGTTAATCGCAAGTTATGCCGATGCAAAGAGTAAAGGAGTGAATCAGGTATTGCTCGATGCGATGGATGAACAGATCATGGACACTAAATTCAAACACAAGAAGCGCGACAGGGAAAGGGCAATGATTTATAAGGACTTAGATCCAATGCCGGGGATGAGTATAACAGAAGCCGCCGTGTTGGTTGGTAAGGGTGTTTCACTGGCCGACTTGACAATGAAGGTCAATTTACTTAAATTTGTAAGAAGGTTTGAAATGGAATTTGGCGACGTCGTTGATTTTATGAGTGACGACTACGCTGAGAAAATAGAAATAATTAATTTAAAATTTCAAGATTATGCAAGGGAACAAGAACCCAACGTACAGCCTCAAGGAGAATGAGGCTGGCAATTATCACCTCAGAATGACTTTCCAAATACACATTCCGCAGGAGAAACGGTATGAATCAAACGAGCGCATCGTAAAGGTGTCAGTTAGGGACTTTGCCGCTTATCGCAAACCGGAGACACAAAAAGCAGTTGGATGGACTGAGTTGGAAGTATTACACGACCCAACGTTTTCAAAGCCTATTCCAACGCAGCCCGTCAAGGCTGTTGATACACCCACAGATGCACCCGAATCAATGCCTGTTAAGGAGACACAGGGAATAATCAATAAGCCTGCAAGGGCCAAACCAAAACGCAATTCTAAATCTAAATCAAAATGAAAAAGTTACTATTAATTTTCGCATTGTTCCTGCTGGTGGGCTTATCTATGCAGGCACAAAAAATGACTTTCGCAAGTGGAACGGATACGGTCGTTGATGCTGATATTCACTATTATCCGATAACTCAGTACTTTACCCGTCCCGGATATATTGCGATACAAGTCTACGTTGATCACCTTACCGGATCGACGGACTCTACCCAGATCACATTTCAAGGATCGGCCGATTACAGCCATTGGAATACATTAGGCACCGTTCAGGCAGCAGGGTCGTACACTCTTTACACCGCAGCCGCACCGACTACACTTCACGCCGTTACATGGACAACGGTCGATGGAGCGTTCTTATGGACACCTACCGCACTAATGACATGGCCTTACATAAGATGTAAGGTACAGCATTATGCAACCGGAACCGTAAGCGTGACAGAAGGCATACTGTGGTTTTATCCACTTTACAAGTAATAAATTAATCACATAACAGGAGACGTTATGACAACCAAAGAACAAGCAATAGAATTAATCAACAACAGCACCGAGGCGGAGTTTGTGGTTCGTACCGCAGCGGAGGAGCAACAGTTCCTGGCTAACTTCAAGGAGGCCGAAGTTGAACGTGAGATCAAACCACACATTGGTAAGCTACATTCAATGTACGAAGCCGATTGGGAGTCCGTTACTGGTTCAAAGAAGCCCGAAGGAGTAAAGGGGTACAACTGGATCAAGGATGAAGCCAAGAAGCTGAAAGAATCTGCCGATAAACTTTCGCAGACCGAAAGCAAACTGACGCAACTCGAAGAACAACTTAAGTCAGGTAACACCGATGGGGCTGCAAAAGCTCGTATCGATGAGCTGACAGGTGAACTGAAGCGCGTCGAGACATTGCATAAGAAAGCGAAAGAAGATTGGAACGCAAGCGTTGAAAAGGAACGCACTGAATTCCGTACTACCCGGATCAAAGCTGAGTTAAATCATGCTTTGTTGGGATTCAAATTCCTGGACCGTGCCATAATTGCTGACGATGTGCGAGATACGTACATCAACAAGACAATCTCGGAACTGGCACAGATCGCAGACTTTGATGATACGGGGAAGTTGGTATTTCGTGACTCCGAAAAGATGGTAATGCGTAACAAAGATCAGGCAGTGATGACGCCGGGTGAACTGTTGGAAGCTAAATTGGGATCAATTTTGGACAAAGGCAAACAGCAGTCCGGGTTAGGCTCGAAGGATAACGGTAAGGGGCGCACCAATGAAGCGCAGACCGATGTCGTAGTGCCGCAGACTGTAGATACTAAAATGAAACTGACCACATTTCTACGTAAGAACTTCCCTGATATGTTACCTCAATCAAAGGAATACAAGGACGCTTACGCGAAATATGGGAAGGATTTACCAGTTCAATAGCATATCGATGGTGAGGAGAAGCCCGTGATGCTCAATTATTAACAGGAGCAATAAACTAAAACTAATCATGGCATATTTAGCAGCAACCGTACTCGACGAATATCGCGCGCAGTACTCGGCGCAACAGATGGACAAATATGAACATCGCGCCTCTCAATATGGGTGTCTGGATGCTTACATCGCAGACACTCCGAACCTGGTCAACGCCGTTGAACTTGAAAAAGCAAAGATGGCAGAAGATCATTCAGTAACGATCCCGGTGATCGTCAAAAAGACCTTCACCACTACCACTACCCGGTCATGCACTGGGCTGACAAACTCTAACGTATCTGCTTACGTCACCCCGACTTGGGCTACGAAAGCGGTAGGATTCCACATGGTTCCGTCACAGTACGGAAATAACGTGGTTAAGTATCAGGACGACTTCAACAAAAAGATGTTGGATATGCAGTTGCATCTCCTCAACGAGTTGGATGCTCTTGCATACACCGACCTCAACACTGACAAGTCGGCCGTGAACAACGCAGACGGCAACCCTTATACCGTTGCCAGTGACACTATGGGAATACCATACGCAGATCGTGAAACATTCTTCAACGAACTTGGAAGCATTATGTTGCAAAACAATCTGAATGGGCCTTACAATGTTGTAGGTTCACCCAGGTTAAATGCTTTAATTCGTCACCTTGCAAATCAAGGGAACGCCAATGCTGAGAACTTTGCATATCAGTTCATGGGCTACAACTTCTACTACTCCAACAACTGCACCGTAGCAGCCGGGGATATGGCAACAGCGTTCATCATGCCACAGGGATCTCTTGGATTCCTGACATGGATCGATCCTGACAGCCGTATGGGGCTTTCAGGCGGAGGCAAAGAATGGTCAACAATCTTCCTTCCCCTGTTGGGTATCGAAGTTGGATTGTTATATCAGGCAACCTGCGGAGACAACTCTACCGAAGCCGGAAACGGATACGAAGCATCAATGATTGAGAATTTCAACTTCTCTTTCGACTACTCCTTTATTGGAGCATACAACTCGCACACGGCAACCTATCCGGGCACTATCTTTAAGGCTGGTATCAGCAAGACTTAATTAATAACGAAAACGGCTGGCTCCTTTCGGGGAGTTGGCCGCTTTTTACAACTCCCTACGAAGCAATGATGTACGATGTAATAAAGATACAGACAGCGTTCGCGAACCTTGTAGGGTGGCGTTCGCCTTATAACCCTGACTTCCCTGCCTTGTCGAGCGCAGTAACAACATCAAACTCAGGACTGTATTTTCAGGATCAGATACCTTTCCTTTCGATTGAGAACATGGATGCCATTGCCGAGGACTTTGATAACATGGGGTTATCTATTTACGTGGCAGCCACTACATACGGACTCGGAGCAAAGGTAACATACAGCGACAGGGCTTATATCTCATTACAAGCAGCTAATACGGGTAAGACACCCGATTCAAACCCTACGTGGTGGCGTACTTTGTTGGAGCAGTTTCTGTTGGATACCAATAAGCAGGTCGCGTTAATGACTCTGGAAGAGATGCTCACAATGAAGAAACTGAACAATGCAACCAAATCATTATACGATCAAGTGATGGTATTTGAGGGGTCCGGGTCAATGGCCGAGACTGTCATCAACGAGAGCAGGTTCGTGGGGTTGAAAGTAACACCCGGCAAATTTAATGCCGTTGCCGTGAAGCTGAATTACATTGGATTACAATTCACCCAACCGCAAACGGATTTAAAGATTTACGTATTTCACAGCTCACAGATCGACCCAGTGGAGACGATCACGATGTCAACTACAAAGACTGCAAAAGGGTTTCAATGGATTGAACTCACGGACATCATGCTGTATTACAGTAATATAGACCAATCCACAGTGACTGACCAGGTGGATGCCGGAGGGTGTTACTTTGTAGGCTACTTTCAGGATGACATCACGGGTCAAGCTATCGACAAGCAATGGGATTACACTAAAGACCCGTGCGGAGACTGCAATAAAGATGAGTATAATCGATGGGCATACAATATTTACAACAAGTTCTCAAGAGTAGAACCGTTCTATGTAGAAAGTGACGACCAGAACGGACTGCTGATGTGGGATATTGAGCACACGCAGTACCCTCGGATCGGTAACTTCGGGATGAATCTGAATATCTCGGTGATGTGTGACATGACCGATATTATCATTTCAGAGAAAAAACGCTTTACACAGGCCGTCATCAAGCAGATGGGTGTTTATGTTGCCAGGCAGATCATGTACTCAAATAGGGTGAATCGCATCTCGGAGACACTGAAAAAGAACATGGCGTTGGAGTTAAAGGGAGTCATTGACAGTAACTTCTTTGGATTGGAAACAGAACTACACCGGGAGATCAAAGCTATCGAATTTGACTTCTCAGAACTTGACAGCCCTTGTTTTCGCAAGACTCCCAACAAAGGAATGAAAGTGAGTTCGATATGATCGAAGATATTGAACGTCGTATTTCACAAATAAAGAGCCTGAGCGCTGATCTGAACATTATAATCAACAATTCGATCCGTGCCAATGCAAAATTCGTTATCGATCTCAATGTAAATCAGCAACTCAAAGGATTGAACGCTAAAGGGGGAAGGATAGGCACGTATGCAGATAGTACAAAGAAGAGCCGCAGGAGAAAGGGATTACAAATTGGATTTGTTGACCTTGAAGATACTAAGAATTACCATCAGGGATTCGCTATATTTTACGGAACGAATTACATTGAACTGAGCAGCCCTGATACGATGTATAGTATATTCTTAGATAACAGATATAAAGATTTATTTGGAATGGATGATGAGAGCTTGGATTTGTTGAGAGAAAAACTAAGAGATTCGATTTATGCAGAAGTAAATAAGAGGTTATCATGAGCAATAGTCAGAAGTTACCGGGAGTAAATACAACGTTCATTAATGGTATTGAAACCAATATAAATCGGGCGGTAGTTCAGATCACAAATGCACTTGTTCACGAAGCAACGGATTATGGCATTACTTGGTACGGGCTGACTGAGCGCAGGGCTGACAAGGACAATAATATATTTCCTGCCCTATTCCAATCAAATACAAAGGATGTAATTAACTGCATGGCTAACGATATGTGGAAAGGATATGGATTCTTTGACCTCGAAGATCCCGAAACATACAAGGCACTTGATCTAGACGAAGCCATATCAAAACATAGATACTCACATATAAGTCAAGGGCTAAACCTGATCATCTACGGAGACTTGAATCAGCTAGCTTTTAAACAAAGTTTAACCAACCCGGACCATCGGTATATCAAACAGCAGATCAAAGATATGGTAGTAAGGGTGCTGTCAAGAAAGATCAGAGGAGTGAGAGGATTTTTCAACCTTCAGACAATTTATTCACAACGCATCGAGGATGTGTTTAAAAGTTATTCTGTAAAAGACAAGGGAGATTATTTATATTTGCCTAAATTTGGTTTTCGGTTTGAAGGTGAACTAACCGTAACAGAACAATGCAACGAATAACAGCCTGCCTGATTGTCAAAAATGAAAGCCGTGTTATTGAGCGATGTTTGAAGTCTTTGAAGGGCATCGATGAGATCGTTGTGCTGGACACCGGATCAGAAGATTCAACCCCTGAAATATGTGTAAAGAATAAAGCCCGCGTCTATTATGACGTATGGAGGGATGACTTCTCTGAGGCGCGTAACAAGGCACTGGAATACTGCACAGGGGATTGGATTTTGTCAATCGACGCTGATGAATACCTGACCGAAGGCGCGGTCCAATACATCCGGGATTTCCTAAAGAAAAACAAGAAGCAAGTTTATTCCTGTTACGTACGTACTAATGGGACGTTGAGTGTGCAGCCTCGATTGTTTCGTCGTGACTTGAAGCGTACTTATTGGAAGGGAGCAGCGCATAACTACCTGAATCGTTCTGCTGACGGGCACTTGAATCTGGAGATTACTTCGACGAGCGAAGGATGGAGCCACAATAATGACCCGGATCGGGGCGTTCGCATACTCTCAAACTACCTGAAGAAAGAACCCAACGCATCACGGGAGATGTACTATCTGGGAAAGGAATACGCAGCCCGGTGCCAATATGAACTGGCTGTATTTTGGTTATCGGAGGCGTGTGATATTTATCCAAACTTGCAGTCAAAGGCGGACATACATCTCAGTATCGCGAAGTGTTACATCCATCTCAAACGCTTCCGTAAAGCTATCAACTGTTTGCATGAAGCTATAAAGGTCGATCCTGATCTACGTGAAGCATACAAGCTGTTGCATCTACTGACAAAAAAGAACGTTTACGAACTTATGGCAAAGCAAGCAAAGAATACCAACGCTGTAGTTATTGATATATAATGGAAACAATAACTAAAGGCAAACACAAAGTAGTCATCTACGACGATCCTGAGTGCCTGCCGGCCGATAACTATTACAAACTGAACAAGTACCTGTTGCTGGAGGGATCGATAGGTTCATCAGTTGAGGACTTCTCGGCAAAGCACCTGAACGTATTGTACACACTTATCAACAATGATAAGAAAGCCGAAGCGATCACTCAGATCAACAACCTCAGACAGTTGTTTCATATGACCGTTAACGAGATCAACGTGGCTCAGTTGGCTTTCGCCTGCCTGGTGCATTCAATTGACGGGGTAAAAGTTGAAGATTACTCCGAGAGCGGCCTGAAAGAAATCTCCCATCAAATAGGAGCATTGAGTTTCACTCAAAAGGAATTAAAAAAAAAACAACTGAAGTATCGGCTCACGTCGTAACACAAATTTCGATACTATTCCCTGAAGTTTACAGCAACATTGAAGAGAAGCAATATCAACGATACCTGAAAAAATACTGCTGGTTGATCGCACAAACCGTTATTGATGACATCCCGCGCGATGACGAGATTAAGAAACTGGAGCGTTACTTTGTTTCTCAGATCAAACCTAAAGAGTTTACGGGATCGGGAAGTGTGGAGTTAAAGATAGAGCGCGACTTCGAGAAGCTGGTCATCGTGATGGAGAAGCACACCACGCGCAACGTAAAACAAATGACAGTCAAGGAGTTTTATGCTTTGTTGAATCACATAAAAGAGACGAAACCTCAATAATTGACAAAAAGCGAGTTTCTTTGTAAATTTGTAAAACAACCTACATATCATGCCCCCTCTGTTTCATTCAGACATAGCAGCCGTTGAAGAACTTAGAAAGTTACTTATTGAACTTACTACCACATACGAAAAGCTAATCGCAGAGGCGAAGTCAGGAATGAAAGCGTTGCAGACCGATACGCAGAACACGACGAAGGTCACAGCTGAACACGCGACGGTAGTAAAGCAGGAAAAGGATAGATATACCGAACTTGTTGAAGCTCAAAAGAAGATCCTCAAGGCCACAGTTGATAATGAAAAGGCTGTAAACAAGGCAACCGCCGCACGTAAAAAGCAGGTTGTCGCCATACGTGAAGCCAACACGATAGCACAGCAAGAAGCCCGTACAATCGACGAGATGCGTAAAAAGGTATCTGCACTCAATTTGCTTTGGAAGAACTCTGGCATCGGAACGAAACAACAAAAGGAACTTGCTGATCAATTAAAAAAGACCACTGCTGAACTAAAAAAACAAGAACAGGCCGTTGGTATTCATGGTCGAAACGTAGGTAACTATGCCAGTGCGATAAGTTCAGCCAGGATGAAGATAATCGGGTTTACCGCTGCAATAGCTGGTACGATAGCTGTCATTAAAAAATGGGTTAACCTTCATTCGCAGATGTCGGATGCAATGGCTGACGTTCGCAAAACGACAGGACTAACTCAGGATGAAATTAATGGACTAAATAGCGAGCTAAAGAAATTAAACACAAGGACGGCTCAACTTGCATTGCTTGACCTTGCTTATGTAGCTGGTAAATTAGGTGTCAAAGGAACTGAAAATGTTTTGGGGTTTGTAAGGGCGGCGGATCAAATCGGCGTTGCATTAGGCAGGGATTTAGGAAATGTCGAAGAGGCGACTAAATCCATTGGAAAATTAGCAGAGCTTTTTAATGTCACCGGGAAGTATAGTCTGGAAGAATCAATGATCCGGGTCGGGTCTGCTATCAACTCACTGGGACAGTCATCTACAGCAAGCGAGGCCTATATCGTTGAATTTACGAAACGACTTGGAGGTATTGCAAATCAGGCAGGTATCAGTATTCAGGACGTGCTTGGATTTGGGAGTGCGTTAGATCAGCTTGGTCAACAAAGTGAAACATCTGGCACGGCATTATCACAACTTATTGTAAAGTTATTTCAAGACCCTGCAAAGTTTGCTAAAATAGCCGGACTGGAAGTAAGGGCGTTTGGTCATTTACTACAAACAGATGCTAATGCCGCATTGTTACAATTCATTAGCGCATTGGCAAAAAGCGACAGTGGGCTTATTGAAATGGCGGCACAGTTTAAAGATATGGGGTTAGATGGGAGGCGCTCTATTGGGATTATAACATCGCTTGCAACAAATATAAATATTGTTGAAGATGCCCAGAGATTATCGAATGATGAATTTGAAAAAGGAACATCAATAGCAGATGAGTTTGCAATAAAAAATGAAAACCTTGCGGCAAATATCGATAAATTAGGAAAATCGTTCACTAACTTTTTTCAAAGTAGCTGGGTAGAACGTTTCTTGACTGCGGCATCTTCAGGATTAAGTAAATCTATTGACATAATTTCTGGAGCTGAATCAGAGGTAGATAAATTACGTAGTAAATTAGACTTCTATCGAGATATGGAGGGTGCAGACTGGGATAAAAGACGCAAAGATATACAAGATGAGATTGATTTAATTATACGGAGGGAAAAAGCGAATCAGAAATATATCGGTAGGGAAAAGATAACAGCGGAAGACTTTACTATAACAAGGCCCGATGAATCAAAGAAAAAGATTATTATTATTGAGGATGAAATAACGGATGACAAAAAAGATGAATTAAAGAAACGACAAGCCGCTGCAAAAAAACAAGCCGAAGACGAGATAAAATTAGCGAATAAGAGGAATAAAGAGCTGTACGATTTAGCACAAAAAGAACTTGCGGATGAAGTGAAGTTGAAAGAAGACGCCTTTAAATTAAGCAAGGAACTTGGAATAGCATCATATCAGGAGGTTTATAGTTATGAACTTGAAAAGATAACTGAGAGTGCCGCTTATCGGTTATTAATTGAGGGAAAGACGGCAATCGAAGTTGCTCGTATATGGAAAGAAGCATCTAACAAAGCGGCAAAGGCCGCACAAGGGTTTACAGTATCCGGGCTTCCAGCGCAAGCGGCGGAGTCTGATGGCCAGGGTGACTTCATGGGCACGATGTCGGCAAATATGCAAATAAATCCGGACGATGTATTACAACCGGCAACATGGGAAGAGACGTTTAATACAATTGCGGGTTACGCGCAAACCTTTGGGGGGATCATTACGGATGTCCTTGGCATGATCTCTGAATCGAATCAGAGACAAATGGAACAAGAGATGCAGGTCGTTGAGGATAGGTACACAAGTGAATCAGCACTATTAGATGAGCAACTCAGAAACAAAACGATTAGCGAGGTTCAGTATAATGCACGAAAAGCAGCACTGGAGCAGAAGAAACAAGCGGACGAAGCGAAGTTAAAAAAG